CAAATTAAAGAAATCCATAGGTCTGTTAGCAACTGGTGTACCAGTTAATAACCAAACTTTTTCTATATTATGTTTAGTTGATAGTTCGACCATAATTTTACCTCTAATACTATCATTATTTTTAAGATAGTGAGCTTCATCTATTATACATAAATCATAACCAGCTTCAGCTAATTGTCTATGTATTGTAGGGTGTTCGTTTTCTTTACCTTTTTTTACTAGTGTGTGAAAATTTTTAAGGATATCAAAATTTATTATCGTGAATTTAGAATCTGAAAATTTCTTTCCATCAATAATTGTTGTTTCATTAGAAAAAACGTTTATTTCTCGTTCCCAGTTAATCTTTGTTGATGATGGGCATACGATAAGTATTTTTTTTGCACCACTTTCTATTGCAGCGATAATTGATTGGATAGATTTACCTAGACCCATATCATCAGCAAGTATACACCCGTTTCTAGATAATAAAAATTTTATACCTTCTTCTTGGTGTTGATATAATTTTTTACCTAATTTACTTAACACATCATTGTATTTAGTAAAATCAACATTGACATTTATGGATTCAAAATATGGGTCATCTGTTACTTGTGTTTTTGGTAACCAAAGCAATTTAGATTCACTTTTTTTAGTTAGTTTCCCATAAACGTGGTAAGCTTTTTCTGTTTCAGCTAACATAAATTCGATAAGAATTCTTTTGGGTGTAAAATCTAATTCCATTTTTGTTTTTAATTCTTCACCTAAATATTCGGTAATATTAACTACACGATTCATAAATTGTGGGTCTCTATCTACATTATCTATAATATATCTTGATTGCGTGTCAGTTAACAGCAATTTTTTTGTCTTTAAATATTCAGCCTTAAGTGTTAGTATGTATGGATTATACCCATCATATGTTTCTAACATATCTAATGCTGAACGACCTTTTATATCGTCTAATTTAATCAATCTACATATTCTTTTTTTTTACGTTATAACATTTAAATATAATAAAAAAATAAATAAAAATCAAGGGTTTTAAGTTATTATTTAAAATATAAATATTTATAATAAAAATACATATATGAACAATCAAAATAACAATATCACACCCATAACTAGAATCAATAAATTTTTCTCTGAAGAAGATTTTAATTTAGAGATTTCAATGGGTCGCGAGGCAATTGAAGGTGATGGAAATTTTACAGTTATCCTTTATAGAGTTGACCGCGATATGACAGAATTCGATAATGTTTATGGTGAAGCATCGGCTGATGGTATAAGATATTTCCCACCAGTTGAGTTAAAGGTAATTCCTATAATGGCTGAAGCTGAAAATAAAGCGTATAATGGAAACGGTAGCCTTAGATACTTACAAGATGGGCAATTGACTTTTGGAATTTATGATGCTCAACTAACTGATTTAAAAACACAGATAAGTTATGGTGATTATATTGGATACCCAGTTACTGAAACTGAAATAAGATATTTTAGTGTTGTTAATGATGGTGTGAAAAACTATGACAATAAACATACAATTATGGGTTATAAGGGTGCCTTTAGAACTATATTGTGTGCAAGTGTTGAATATAACGAATTTAAAGGAGTTTAATAATTATGATGCCAAAAGGATACATAACAAATATAGATATTACCAATGGTAAGATTGGTCCAGAGAGACGTCAAGAAATTCTTGATGGTATTGCTGACCAAGGTACTTTTTTACCTAGAGGTGTAAACGCTGAAGATATGGATTCTTCAGTTGTTGATTTTTTTAATTCTGAAGATGGTTTATCTATCAGTATTGATGGAGAGAAGGTACCTGTTATATTTTTAACGATACAAAGATGGAATGAATTTACTAAAACATGGAGCTTCACCGATAAGTATAAAAATATAAGTATGCCATTTATAACAATACTTAGAAAACCAGATATACAACAAGGTCAAAATCAAGCTGGTTTATGGAACATCCCAGGTCGTCGTACTTACACTTATATGAAAGTACCAACATGGGATGGTGCTAGAAGTGGTGTTGATTTATACAAAGTACCACAACCAGTCTCAGTTGATTTAACTTATGAGATTAGAATCTTTACAACTAAAATGAAAGACTTAAATTTATTTAATACAGCTATTCAATTAGCCTTTCAATCTAGACAATGTTATATAAACGTAAAAGGACATCCGATGCCATTGCATTTAGAGTCTATAGGTGATGAGAGTAATATTGATGACTTTGAAAATAAAAGATTTTATGTTCAAACTTTTGAAGTGACTTTATTGGGTTATTTGTTAGATGAATCTCAATATGAGGTAATTCCAACTATAAATAGAACTGTAATGGCTTTAGAAATTGATGAGAGAAAAATATTTAACGATGTTTTATTTGATGCGTCTAGGAAAGATAATATAGCTAATTTTGCTTTTATTTTTAAACCTAGGTCTAATAATCAATTTAGTTTTACTTTACAATATGATGTAAACTTTACTCAATTAATAGATGTTAAGAATATATCTAGAATAACAATTATATCTAATGGTTCAACGATATTTGATGGTACAATAATGAACACACCTTTAATATTAAGTGCAAATGATATTATAACAATAAAAGTCACTAAAAACTATTTAGCTGTAAGTGAATTTAAATTAGTAGGAACAACAATTACATCATAATGAATAATGGAACAAAATCTTTAAGTATAAACGAAACGTTTATTATAGAACCTGTAGATGGTGTTGAAGTGTATAGTGCATGTACAGCATTTTATACTAATAATATACTTTCATGTACTGGAAATACTGAAATAATTATGGGTATTGGTGGAGTAAGCACTAATTTATCTTTTAGCGCTAACACTTTTTATGGTGATGGTTCTAATCTTACTGGTATATCAACACAAGATACATTTGTTACTGGTGGTACATATTCTGCTGGTACCGCTATTTTTAGAAACAACACAGGTGGTACTTTTAGTGTGTCTGGGTTTAGCACTGGTGCTAACTTTACTGGTGGTACAGTATCTGGTGCAACTAGATTTACCAACGGATTAACCGCTAACACAATATCGGCAACAACATATTATAATGTATCGACAAATTTTCAATACGAGATACACGTTAGTACAGCAGACGGAAACGACACTACAGGCAATGGTGACTTACTAAACCCTGTTGCAACTATTACCAAAGCATTAACTTTATTGACTGGGTCTCGTAAAACAATTATTGTTCATCCAGGTGGATATAATGAAAATGTTACTGTAGCAAATGGTAATACTACAATTGCAACATCTGAACTAACAGGTGCTAATACTTTATTATATGGAACTTTAACTATCGGCACATTAGGTTCTGGCTCCCGTATTTCGGGTTTGAAGATGACTAACCTTGTTATTAGTGAAACGGCTCAAGCTTATATAAGCAACTGTACCGTTGATACTCAAGTAACTAAATCATCTAGTGGTTATGTTGAAATTCTTGACTCAGAACTGCAATGTATTTCAGGTGTTCAAATTTCGGGTGCAGGCATTACTATTATTAATGGTAATAAAAATGTTGCGGTATCAGTAAGTAATGCATCAGCACAGGTTATAATAAAAGGATGTAATAGTGTTGTCACACCTTCAGCTAGTGCAGGTAATTTAGCAATAGTTGATTGTATTGTAACAGCTTTAGGTGGAAATGCTATAACTATTACTAATTCCGCAACAACGTTAACTTTAGTCAATAGTCAAGTTCTTGTCCAAGCAGGTAATAACGTAGCACCAATTAGTGTAGCAGGTATTTATTCAATATTTAATACTATTTACGATAAACCAAATTCTACCCTTAACGGAACAAGTACTAACTCCATTGATTATTTCCAATATATAAATGCAGATAAATTCATAACACAAGGTGGAACATCGTTACAATATGTTATGGGTGATGGTTCATTAAGTAGTGGGTTTACTGGTGGTACAGTATCTGGTGCAACAAGATTTACAAACGGATTAACTGCTAACACAATATCAGCTACAACATATGAAAATTTACCAATAAAATACTATGCTGAATTTTCTGGTTCACCAAGCATTAGACCTATAGTGTATTCGGCTAATAGTATTGCAATAGGTGATGGCGCTGAAGCCTTAAATGAAAATATGTTTGTTGTTGGACAATATGCTGGTCGTGAAGCAACCGATGCAAGTAATTCTAACTTTATAGGTTATGAAGCTGGTTTTGATTCAACCGAAGCGGAAAGTTCTAACTTTTTTGGTAATAGTGCTGGTCGTGAAGCAACCGATGCAAGTAATTCTAACTTTTTTGGTTATCAAGCTGGATATAATGCAACTACTGTAAGTGATTCTAACTTTTTTGGTTATGTTGCTGGTAATGGTGCAACCGATGCAAGTAATTCTAACTTTTTTGGTGAAAATGCTGGTTTTTATGCAACCAATGCTAATGATTCAAACTTTTTAGGTCGAGAAACTGGTTCAGGTGCAACTAATGCTAATTTTTCTAACTTTTTTGGGTATAGAGCTGGTTCTCAAGTAACAGGTGCCAGTTATTCAACACTTATTGGTTTTAATGTTGGGAGTGCTACTGGTGCTAATTTATCAATAGGTTTAAATAATATAATTATAGGGACTAATATTAGTTTACCAACTGGTACACAAGATAGTATCAATATAGGTGGTGTGTTGTTTGGTTCTAACACATATTTTAACAGTAATAGTACCAATCCATTTACTGGTGCTTTATCCACTGGTAGAATTGGTATTAATGTGGTGCAACCAACACATTCATTACATGTATCTGGTGATACAAGGATACAAGGTGGTCTTACTGCGACAACATATAACGGATATAACCCTTTACCGACACAAGCGGCAATTAGTAGTGGTGTTACATTATCTTTTATTACAGATACTGTATATGGAACACTTTTAACACCAGAAACTAGCAGCGCTATTACAGCAAATGTCACTGGTGCTCTTTTGGGTGTTACAAACATTTTAATACATAGTGGTAGTACAACACCTACATTTGAGAGTCAATATAAAAAATTAAGTGGTAGTGGTAATTATTCTGCTGGTACGATAAATTATATTTTTTGTACATATATAGCATCGACAGAAATTATTTATTCTATAAATCAAAGATAATAAGTTATGAGTTTAAGAAGACTGATGTTATTTACGCTAACATCAAAAATAAGAAATATTATTCTATTGTTTAAAAATAGAATCTTTTCAGATTTAGGTAGATTTGAAGCTGAGGATTGTTTGTACACACAACTTAATGATTTAGAATATAAGGGGTTACTAGATTCGGCAAGTTTAGTTATAACACCAAACGGTTATGAAGAGACTAAATTATTTAGTGTTGTTCCAAATGATGGAACAACAGATTTTGCAGTTACAAGAGCTACAGTAGCAACAAGGGTTAATTCACAGGGTCTTCTAGAAACCGTTCCGTATAACCAACTTCAATATACATCTCAATTAGAAAACTCAACATTTACAAAAAGAAATGTAACAATAACTAATAATACACTAACCGACCCTAACAACAGTAACACAGCTTATAATATAGTAGGTAACTCAGGTGTTACTTATAGTTACGCTGGAAGTACTTCAATAACATCAATAATTTCAGAAGGGTTTGCAAATACATTAATCACTCCATTCACAGGTAACGCATCAGTTTACTTAAAATATAATGGTTTAAATAGTGTCAGATTTATTTTATCGGTTTCAACTTCTATAAACCTTACTACATTAGTTTTTGTTCAAGTAAATTTACAATCAGGTGAAATCACAAATTCTCAACTTACGTCATCTGATGGTTTAACAAATATTTCTAATAGTTTTATTGAAAATGTAGGTAATGGTTGGTTTAGAATAGGATTTAAGATACTCACAGCGTCATCAGCTACAAACAATAGATTGGCAGTATCTCTAGGTGACACAATAAAAACAACAGGTAATGGTGTGGATGGTGTGTATATTTGGGGTTTGCAACTTACAGTTGGGGGTAATGTACAAGACTATTGGCCAACAAGTACAAGAATAAATATACCTAGATTGGATTATAGTGGTACCACATGTCCGACACTCCTTACTGAACCACAACTTACAAATAGTTGGATAAATAACAATATTACATCTGGTTATACAAATAACACAAACGCTATTCTAGTGGCAACAATACCTAATGCATTTGGGGAAGGTTTTGATGGGTTTGATTATAATTTTACTGGGGGATTCGAATTTATACCATCATCTACTAACATCAGAGTATTTGACACAAGAACTTTTCCATATCAAAGATTAAGTCTATATATTAAAAACCCATCATCTGATTTCTTTGGTATTTATTTTACAAATGTTGCACAGGTTATATTTAAGTTTTCCACATTAGAAGTAAGTGATAGCACACTAGGTTCGATAAAAAAAATAAATGATGATACTTATGCTCTATACATACATAATGATAATGCTGTTATGGGACAATTTTCACAAGTTAGGGTTGCTTTTGTAACGTCTTTAACAAATGATAATACCTTGAATGGTAGTGCTATTTTAGGTTTGGGGTATCAACAAGGTGTGGTGTCAGGTTCTACATTACCCCTAACCTATAACCCAATAACAACAGGTGCCTCATCAGTTACAAAAAACGCTGAAACACTTACTAAGGTAGGTATTGAAAATCTTATAGGTCAAACAGAAGGTACTTTGTTAGTTAAGGGGTACCAGTTTGATAGAGGGATTGTTTTAAGAATAAGAAACAGTGGAAGTACAACACTTAACAGAATCGCAATATTCTGTGCAAGTAATGATGGAAAAGTTGAATGCTCAATAACTAAAAATGGTACAGCTGTAAATTCAAGTGTTCTGGCGGCACCAAGTGTTTTTAAAAAAAACATTGCCTTTGTTTATTCAAATTTAGGGTTTAAAGTTTTTGTTAATGGTGCTATAATTTTTACACACACATACGCGACACAAACCGATTTTACCGCAGTACTAAATGAACTAAACTTAGGTTCAGTAAGCGAAAGAGCTACAGCTAGATTTGAATTAGTAGCTTTATGGAAAACACAATTAACAGATGAAAAGGTAATAGAATTAACCACATTATGATAAAGATATATAAATTAAAATATGATGATAGAGAATCGGGTATAAACGATTTAATAAATAAGGAAGTTATAAATATTGATGGGGTGATTGGTATGGGTGTACTTGCTGTAGTAGAAGTTGGTAGAATAATATTGTTAGACGGTGTTTGTGATGATGAAGGAAACGAACTTGAAGCGACACAATATTACGATGGGTATCACTTTGACGTTATGAGTGAAAGAGAAATAGATTTTGGTTATAATGAAATAAATGTGAATAACCCAAAACACACTTTTTACGGTTTTTAAATTAAATTAAAATAATCATGATATTTATTTATAAATAAATAAAATATGGGACAATTAATTAGTTCTTTTCCAATAGGTACAATCTTTTATCAAAGTGGTTATGGTTATCCAACACATATAGCTACAAGAGGTTGTACATACATTGATGTTAATACTGCTATTGAATATATCAACAAAGATGGTATTGTTGATTGGGTTCCTTTTTTCGATGGAAGTACGGTAATAACTGGTGATTACTTACCATTATCTGGTGGTACTGTATTTGGACCAACAATATTTACGAGCGGTTTAACCGCAAACACTTTAAATGTTTCAGGTCTAACACAAACCTCAGGTATAACATCAACAGGTGGTGTCACATTTAAACAAGTAACAATTAATTCATCATATACCGCAACAACTTCTGATTATATAATAGATGTAACGGGTGGAACATTTAATGTTACATTACCATCGGCTGTGGGAATACAAGGTAGATTATTAGTAGTTAAAAATAATGGTGGTGGAGCGGTTACAGTTCAACCTATATTAGGACAAAATATTGATGATAAACCATTTGTAATTTTAGGTGAAACAAATACAATTCAATTGGCAAGTAATGGTTCAAATTGGATTGCAATATCATATAATATATCAACAGTAAACTCATCAACGGGTGTGTTCGAATTTACAGGTCTATCCATCGCATCATCAACAACATTTAATGTCGCACCTGTTAAAGGGTGGATTGTTAATGATACAACGAACCCATTAAGCCCTCAACTTTACTATGTTGCTTATAGTGGTGGTGTTCATACCGCAATTTATGTTAATACAAGCACTGAAACTTGGGTGTATCTAACAAGTGGTGGTACAATATCACAATCAAGTATCGAACTGACAGAACAACAAAGAAGACAAAATATATTTTTAGGTAAATTAGGACACGCAAATAAAACAAATATTATTAACGCATTTAGTCAACCTGATTTTGTTTTATCGCCATTGTCTCAATTAAGAGATATGTTTACACCAATCAATCTTATAAATGGTGGGATATATGCCTCACCTAATGGAGCAAATTTAAGTTTTAACACAAGTGCAGGTTATCTTTATGGTTTAGGTATTAATTTTGCAACAAGTACATTAAACCCAAATACACTATATGTTTCGGGAGCAAGTCCCTGTACCTTCCAATATAGAACACAAACAGGTGGAACCGCATCGAATACCACATTTATAGACCCAACAAAATATGATGTTGGTGGTGTTGTAACATCAATTACAGGTACAAAGGCGACCAATCAAAGAATTTATTTGGTTCAAAATGGAATATTTAGGGTTCAATACGGGCAAACAGAATATAACCAATTATCCGCAGCTATCGAGGGAATTGCAACAGAACAATTTAACACATTTAGTAATTTCACAAATAATGGTATATTAATTGGGGTTTTAAGTGTTTTAAGTACCGCAACTAATTTAAGTGATACAACTAAAGCTCGATTTTTTTTCACATCTAAATTTGGTGAAACTGTTGGTGCCGCAGGTGGTGTGGCAACAACAACACTTCAACAAGCGTATAATAATTCATCCACACCTGAGATTGTAACAAATTCAACATTAGGAGCGTTAAGTATTAAAAATGGTACTGGTAATGCTGATAACGTAACTAATTTACTTGAAGGAATTAACGCAGCTGGAAATACAACATCAGTTATAAAAGCTGATGGTTATATATCTGGAACAACTATTCAAACAAATGGTTTGACAGCTACGACAATTTCAGCTACAACATATCAAAATTTACCAATATCAATAAACACTTCTGGTACTACACTATATTCAACTAACCCAAGTACAAGTAATTTTAGTAACAATAATAGTGTGTATTTAGGTTTAAACGCTGGTAGGGGTGCAACAGGTGCAACTTATTCAAATTTTTTAGGTTTAAATGCTGGTTCAGGTGCTACAAGTGCTAGTTATTCTAACTTTTTTGGTGCTGATAGTGGGTTTGGTGCTACAGGTGCGAATTCTTCAAACTTTTTAGGTTTGGAAGCTGGGTATGGTGCAACAGGTGCTTCTACTTCAAATTTTTTAGGTAATAGAACTGGTAAAGGTGCAACAACTGCAAGCCAATCAAACTTTTTTGGTCTTAATGCTGGTTCAGGTGCAACAAATGCTAGTCAATCAAACTTTTTAGGTGCTAATGCTGGGTATGGTGCAACAGGTGCGAATTCTTCAAACTTTTTAGGTGCTAATGCTGGTTCAGGTGCAACGCAAGCTAATAATTCAATATTTATAGGTACTAGTGCTGGTAGAGGTGCTACAGGTGCAAATAATTCTATATTTCTAGGTTACCAAGCTGGTTATAATCTTGCTGGTAGTCCTAGTTATAATAATATAATTATTGGTAATAATGTTAGTTTAAACGCTGGTGTTATAAATAGAATTAACATTGGTGGTGTTCTGTTTGGTTCTGGTACTTATAGTGCTACTAGCGGTAATGCTAGTGTTAGTGCTCAAACAGAAGGTAGAATAGGTATTAACGTTGTATCACCAACACACTCATTACACGTTATTGGTGATACAAGATTACAAGGTGGGTTAACAGCTACTACAATATCTGCATCATCAACAATAAATTCTGGTACTCTTACAACAACTACAATAAATGGTTCTAATAACCAATCAGGTATCGTTGTTGTTGGTAGTAACACAGTTGGTGGGTCTGGTTATGTAGATTTCATAAAAGTCACAAATACGTCTGCTGGTGCAACAAATATAAATAAAACAATTCGTGTAAACAACACAGGTGGTTTAGAGATTGTTAATAGTGCTTACAGCAATATAGCTTTTAGTCTTACAGATGCTGGTGTATTAAATACTCCAGGTGGTGGTACATCTGATTTAAGAACTAAAAAAAATATAGAATATATTTATGATGAAAAAACAACATTAATTAAAAAATTAAAACCAGTTAAATTTGAGTTTAAAAATAATGAAAATATTAAAAGACATGGTTTTATTGCTCAAGACATACTTGAACTATACCCTGAATTAGTTTTAGGTAATGGTAATGAAGAAAATGGTGTGTATGGGTTAGATTATGACGGAATTTTATCATTAACAGTTAAAGCATTACAAGAAAGTATTATTAGAATAGAAAAATTAGAATCAGTTATAAAAGAATTAAAAAATAACAATAATTAAAAACAAAAATCATGATTGAATGTACAATTTGTACAATTTTATGGAACAACATCAAAAAGTATCTAACAGATACAACTAAAATCTTTTCAAAAGATTTTGTAAAACAAAATTATCATAAACACTTGGGTTATTCGCTAGTGTTAACTTTCTTTAGTATGTGGTTATTATTATCATATGCTCATTTGGCTGAGACAGGAATGCCTTTTCAATTATTTATTGGTGGGTTTGGAGCTTATGCTGTTAACTTTGTTAGAGAATGGTACTACGGTATTAAGTATGGTGCGCCATGGGACTTTACTGATTTAAACATGGGAAGTTACGGTGGTATCATCGGTGCTTTGTTAGCAGTGTTATTCACCATATAAGTCTTTTTTAGGTATACATGCTTCTCTAATTAGCTTTTCAACAAATTGAAACATCTTTAACCCATTTTCTTCACAATATTTTTTAAGGAGTTCATGAGTTATTGGTGTAATTTTTAAGTTTTTATCCCTTTTCATAACGCTTTTTACAATAAGTATGATAAAAGTATGAAAAAAATCATACTAAAAGTGATTATTATTTTTTTACAAACCCACTTTTGAAAAATCAATGATATTTATTATAAAACAAAACATTAAATTTAATAATATCACTTAAAAAGTAAAAAAATATGGCAACAAAAGTGTTCGTAAGTCCAGGGGTTTATACCTCAGAAAAAGACTTATCTTTTATTACCCGTCAAATTGGCGTTACAACTCTTGGTTTAGTTGGGGAGACTACAATAGGTCCTGCATTTCAACCAATTTTTGTAGGCAATTATGGCGAATTCCAATCTTTTTTTGGTGGCCAAAACGCTACTAGAGTAAAAGATAATGGGGCACCAAAATATGAATTACCTTATATCGCTAAATCATATCTTAGTCAATCTAACCAATTATTTGTAACTAGAGTATTAGGGTTTTCTGGATATGATGCAGGTAAAGCATGGGGTATAACATTACAAGGTACATTAGACCCTGATACTGTTGGGGTAACTTCATCAGGAACCACATACACTCCTATAATTTCATATACAGCAATAAGCGCTACTGATGAAGTTGTTAGTGTTGTTTCAAACGTACCTTTAATTCAACAATTATATAATGATGGTACTTTAGTAAATCCATTGAATATATTGGGTACTTTCAGTGCTACAGGTGATGTCGCATCTATAGATGTAGAGTACAAAAAAACAGGTGCTACTTATAGTGGTGTATCATTTAATTTATTCGTTAATTCAATCGGTACTACTGGTTTATACACAACTGGTACAACAACAGGTGCTACAGTTACTTATTCTGGTTCAGCATATTCTGATGTTGAAAATAAGTTGGTAACTTTATTACGTTCTAGAGGTACAATAAATTCAGCTACACAGTTACCTAACTTTGAAGTTAGTGCGGCTACAGGTAATTTAGGTTTTAACCCTACTTATACCGCTGCAAATAGTGACGCGTTAGGTGATTTCGCGTTGACTGGTACATCTAATACTCAAGGTGCTTTTAGTTATGTATTATCGTTTGATAAAACAAAACAAAACTACATTACTAGAGTATTGGGTAGAGAAGCTCAAGATGGAACAACAGCAATTTTTGTTGAAGAGTTCTATAACAATATGTTTACTGATTTAAACGCTGCTGAAAAAATAGCTGGTGTTAATTTAAGTTTAATTAACTATAGTGGTGAATTTTCAGATTATTTAAAAGAATACCAACCAGCAGTTACACCTTATGTAGTTTCTGAATTACGTGGTACTAACTTATTTAGATTATTTAGATTCTGGACAATATCAGACGGTAACGCTGCTAACGAACAATTTAAAATATCTATTAGAAATATTAATTTAGATTCTGGTGAATTTGATGTTGTTGTTAGAGGATTCTACGATACTGATGCTCAACCAACTGTATTGGAAACATTCAGTCGTTGTACTATGAGCCCAACATCTAATAATTACGTTGCTAGAAGAATAGGTACACTTGATGGTGAATACCCATCTAAATCATCTTATGTTCTTATTGAGATGGATACTGATTCAGATACTAGCGATATGGTTCCAGCTGGTTTCGTAGGTTTCCCAATTAGAGATTACCAAGAAAGTGGCAATATAACAGTTGTTAACCCTGCTATTGAGTATAAAAAAGCTTATGGTACATTTGAAAATAAACGTAAATATTATTTAGGTTTATCTGAAACTGTAGGTATTGATTCGGATTTCTTCGATTATAAAGGGGTTCCTGTAGGACAAAGTTATGATATGTGGACTGGTCTTACAAAAGGTTTCCATATGGACGTTAATGCTACTGGCGCTACAATCGACAATGTATTTGTTGTGATTAACAATAGTGGTGATACATATAACCCAATATTCTTATTTGATACTGGTGACGCTGCATTTAACAGTACTGCTGTAGCAGATGCTAATAATCCATATAATAAAATATATGCGCGTAAATTTACATTTGCACCTTATGGTGGTTTTGATGGGTGGGATATATACAGAACTAGAAGAAGTAACTTAGACTCATTCTTAATAAACGGTACTAATGGTGTTAAAGGTTTAAATAGTGAGGCTTTTAGTAATAGAACACTTACAAACGGTGATTTAGGTATTAATTCAGATTACTACGCATATTTAGAAGCTATTTGGACATTTAAAAACCCAGAAGCAGTTAATATTAATGTGTTTGCAACTCCAGGTATTGATACGTTTGATAACAGTAACTTAATTGAGGCTGCTATTGAAATGGTTGAAACTGATAGAGCTGACTCATTATATATTTTAACAACCCCAGATACAAATGCTGGTGGTGAGGTTATGTCAGCTGAAGAAATTTCAGATTTCTATTCTGATGGTTCTTTCGATAGTAACTACTCATGTACTTATTGGCCATGGATTCAAGTAAACGATACTGAAAATAATGTTTACATTTGGATGCCGCCAACAAGAGATGTAGTTAGAAACATCGCGTTAACTGACAACATTGCATTCCCATGGTTTGCTGTTGCTGGTATTCAAAGAGGTGATGTTGACTGTATTCAAGCTCGTAAAAAACTTACTCTTTCTGAAAGAGATGCGTTATACGAAAATAGAGTTAACCCAATTGCAACTTTCACATCAGATGGTGTTAAAATCTGGGGTAATAAAACTCTTCAAGTTAAAGAATCTGCTCTTGACAGAATTAACGTTAGAAGATTATTATTACAAGCTAGAAAACTTATCTCTGCTGTTTCTATCAGATTGTTATTCGAACAAAACGATAGTGTTGTAAGAAATCAATTCTTATCATTGGTTAACCCAATCTTAGATAACATTAGAGCTGAAAGAGGTCTTACAGACTTTAGAGTGGTTCTTTCAAATGACCCAGAAGATATCGATAGAAATCAACTTACAGGTCAGATATTCTTGAAACCAACTAGAGCGTTAGAGTTCATCCAATTAGAGTTCGTAATTATGAACACTGGTGCATCTTTCGATAACATCTAATAAAAAATAAACAAAACAAAAAGGCTTCCTTAGTGGGAGCTTTTTTTGTTTTATAAGATATTTATGTTAAACAACTATTATGAAGCTTATAATTACAGAAACACAATACAATAGACTTTTTTTAAACGAAGAAAAAGAAGTATCGTTCAATTTTGATAATGACACCATATTGGCGTTCGGAAAATTAATTGGATTACCAATGAAAGGTCAAAACGGTTTTTTAGCTGATAGAGCGTTAGATAACCAAGAAGTATTATCTAAGATTTATTCAATTATGACAAATGTTAATGAGAAGAATAAAATTATCGATGATTTGGGGAATAAAGGTATGGTTGATTCAGATAAAAAACTACATGATAATATTGAATCAATCGTTACAAATTTTAATAAATATTCAAAGGATAAAACATTAAATTTGGATACCGTGTTAAATAAAATACTTAGAAAATAACGTTAATAAATGTGTTTTTAAACACTTAAAGATATTTATAAATAAAACAGTATATAATGAAAAAAAAATTAATCTTAACGGAACAACAACATATTTTAATTGTTAACCAAATCCTTAAAGAAACAGTAGAAAAACTTAATGTTTTGGAAACTGAAGGAAGACTTAATGAAGGGTTTTTAGATTCGGTTAAGTATGCTTTATCTAAATTAGGTAGATATAAAGCTGGTGGTAAAATATTTGGTAAGGGTAAAGTGGATACTGCTTATGCTGAAAAAATAAAAAACATTATCGATAAACAAGGTAATGAAATGATTAGACTATTAGATGCTAAAATAAAAGAAACAAACCCTGAATTCCCTAACAACGAAGACCCACAATTATTCTTAACAACTGTTATGGAAATAGCAGCTGTTTATGATTCAATTGTTGCAGCTACTAAAAAACAACCAAACGAAGAAGGTTACATGCCAGTTGATGTTGCAAATGGTGTGATTAATGATTTAAGAGATTATGTCAATAAATTTTTAGATGTTGATATAACCGCTGCTTACAGTGTTACGAATGAAGGTGAAGAACCTCAAGAAGATTTGTTATCTGAAGAAGAATTACAACAAATTGATGAATATTTTGGTTTAAACGAAGCTGTTCCATCTAGAAGAGATGGTGGTCAAATGGGTACCACAAATCAAGACCCGCAAGTTAGTGGACAACCTAGTGCTGGTAATTATAGAAAAAATCAAGACGTTCAAGATGTTGATTATGAAGATGTAGAAGATAAAAAACAATTAAACGCAAAAGACGTAAGAGCTGGTTTAAAAGCAAAAAGAGGTGATGGTGAAGATTTTGCTAGTACAAGAATGGATACGCTTAAATCTAACAAATTACCATTAACACTTGCTGGTGTTGGTGCTTCTTTAGGTGCTTTTTCATGGTTAGTAAATACTGAATGGTTTAAAAGTTTATTTGATGTAGTTACTAAAAACCCATCTATAGAAAATATCAAACAAGCTGTTCAAGAAAAAACAGATGTATTTGCGTCAATAAAACCTGGAGAAGGTATGACTCAAATAATGAATAGACTTAATGGTTTAAATCTTAATGCTAATTCTAGCCCTCAAGATTTTCTTAATGGTGTTAAACAATTAGGTGGTGGTGATTTAAATGCAGGTATTGACGCATTAACACAACAAGGTGGTGTATTTAAAGACCCAGCTTCAGCTAAAAAAGTATTAGAAGCAATTGCTCAAAACCCAAATTCTTATGGTAATAATTTAGGTCAAATGTTCCAAGGTGAGTGGGCTGGTACTGGAAAACAAGTTGGTGACATGCTTGTCACTCAAACTGGTGGTGGTTTAAAAGGTATGATTGTAAACACTATTATTAAAGCTGTTCCAAAATTGGTAATCAAAACTGGTATAAAAACAGGTGCTGGGTTAGCAGTAGCAAAAGGTTTTGGTGCTATTTTAGGTCCTATAGGTATTGGCGCGTTAGTTACTGGTGCTGTAGTTAAATTAATGAGAATGAAAGGTCAGAAATCATCTAGAGCTGCAACTCTTAATGATTTGTATCAATCTTTACGTAATATTGAAGGTGGTATTGGATTAGTTGAACCAGAAGGGGAAACAACTAACGGTGAAACTGGAACACAAGATGGTGGAGCTGGAACACAAGATGGTGGAGCTGGAACACAAGATGGTGGAGCTGGAACACAAGATGGTGGTAACACTGGTGGTGGAAGACAAGGTGGTGTATCACCAGATTCTAAAACTAATTTATATAACAACCTTAAAAATCTTTTCCAATTTATTGTAAATAATAAAAATACAATGGGTACTAAAACACAATACAATACTGGTACTGGTGTTGGAAAACAGTCAGCACCTTTGGCTGAAGGAAAGTATATAAATGATAAGAGAGTTATCCAATATTTATCAAAATCATTACCTTTTGATAAGTTAAAGAATTTTGAAAATTTATTAACTAGAGTTGAAATAATGAGAAACTCTCTTAAAAAAATGGGCACTACAACTGGTGATAAGAATTTAGATAATTTTTTAAAACAATTAGATTCTAACCCAATTATGCTTACAAATTTTCAAGAATTAATGAAAGTTAACCCTTCTAACCCTCAAGATGTTAATCAATTATTATTATTCATTAAAGAAGTGTTATTAGCTGTTTATTCTGGTAACTATAAATTTGGTGGGATGGTTGATAAAATGTCTACTTTAGGTGGTGGAAACATAAATAAAGTTTCAGAAGAGGAAATTGATGAAGAAGCTGGTTATTCAGCTTCACAACCAAATAAATCTTTTACTAAAGATGCTAGTAGTAGAAGAACATTTAAAAATAATCTTGTTAAATTTTTAGGTGTTGCTATGAATATGTTCCAATATTTACATAAAACACAAGGTGGTCAAATTGCTAGAAAAGACACGACTAACAATTATACCGCACCTCAAAGAACAACACCTAGACCTCAAAAACAAGAACCTGTTAATACAACACCTAAAGGTACTGCCGCTAGAGTTAGAAATAAAAAAACAAATTCTGGTGACCCTAACCAAACAAATTTAAATTTAAAAGAGAGTGTTGAATTAATGGAAGAATTAAAAAGAATTAAAAAAATTATGTTAAGTTAATGGAAAAAAACAAATTTTAACATATTTATAATAAAACAATAAAATATTTTTAAAAACTGATAGAAAATGGCTGATTTATTAATGAAAATGCCCCTACCATACGAGCCTAAGAAAAAGAATCGTTGGTTAATTACATTTCCTGCTGATTTAGGTATCCAACAATGGTGGTTATCTTCAGCATCTAGACCTTCAATAACACAAAATGAGGTTGAGATTCCTTTCCTAAACACATCTACATGGGTTATTGGTAGATTTACTTGGGAAGCAATTGACGTTACATTCCGTGACCCAATTGGTCCTTCTGCTACTCAAGCAATTATGGAATGGGTTCGTCTTCACTCTGAATCAATCACAGGTCGTCAAGGTTACGCTGCTGGTTATAAAAGACCAGTTGAGTTAGAAATGCTTGACCCTACTGGTGTTGTTATTGAGAAATGGTTACTTGATGGTACTATGCTTACAAACGTTGGATTTGGTGACTTATCATTCGAAGATGACGGTATCGCTGAGATTACCGCAACTCTTAGATTTGACAGAGCAATATTATTATTCTAGTATTTGTTTACACAAAAATAAAAGCCTCTTTTATAGAGGCTTTTTTATTTACAAAAAAATATGTATTGTTATATTTATTGTTAAAGAGTTTTAAAATGAAAAACAACAAACACAAAAAACAAAAAACAGTTTTAAGTGGTGATACTATTGAAATCAAACAAATGAATGGTAATTCTACTTTTTTAAAAAAGACAAAACCTATTGGAAATAGATTAGAAGATTCAAAACATTTAGATGGGGAATACGCTAAATCTATTGATGATTTTTTGGAAAAGAGAAAATATGAAGTTCCATTATACGACCCACAAACTGGTGAACCAAATCCTAAATACGAAAAATTAACAGGAAAGAAAAACCCATTATTAAACGCGCCTAGGTTGTTAAATCAAAGTTTTAAAGAATACAAACAAAAAAATAGATTTTTGGTTAACTTACCAAAAGAATTTGGTATTGATATTTGGGATATTAAATTTACCAATAGACCAACAATTTATTTAACACCAAAAAAATTTTTAGGGATAACTTATGGTTATAAGAAAATGTATTCTGAAATAAATATTGAAATTAACGAAGGATTACAAAACAACAATAACATATTATTAAATTTATTGGAAGATAACCATAAGTTTAACTTTGAAATTGAAGAAGTAGACCCTACTGGTATAGTGATTAACAAATTTAATTTATATGATTGTTATATAACTTACCTTAGTTTTGGTGATTTAGATTATAAATCAAATGAAATAAATAATATTATGTTATCAATTAGTATTGGTAGATTAGAAATAAAATAAAATAATTAAATTATGTCAGATATTAAACCAAATGTTTTTCCAAACAATCAACCACAAAAACCTAATTTAACCGAAGCTGAAAAATTAGCAGCTTATGAAGCTGAAAAAGCCATGGTTACTAACGAAATTTATTCGTCTCAAATGCAAACAGACACACCTTATGAACATATGAGTGCGATTGAACAAATGAGACATAGAACTGAAGCTCAATTAAAACAAAGACAAGACATTGGTGTTGTTAAAGACCCTTCATTATCAGAAAAAACCAATACTAGAGTATTTCAACAACCAACTAAAGAAGACAACAACGAAGAACAAATTAGACTTAGAGATGAGCAGTTAAAAAAGAATTTACAACAAACTCAGAACTATCAACGTTTATCTCAAGAAGCTATGGATAGAAATAAAGAATATTACGAACAAAAAACAATGGAAAATAAACCAAGTTATCAACCACAACCTAGTAGTCCTGTTATTAAAGATAAGACTACTTATACATCACAACAAGCAATAGACCCATACATATTAGAATTGAGTCAACCAAATTATAACGCACCTTTTGATGTTATTCCTTTACCTTCTAAGGGTAAATTATATAGAAATAAAAAACAAAATGTAAGATTAGCTTATATGACAACGGCTGATGAAAATATTCTTACTAGCCCTAATTTATTAAAAAGTGGTGAGTTTTTAGAAATTCTTATAAACAGAAAATTATTAGAACCTGAATTACGTTATAAAGATTTATTACCAGGGGACCGTAACGCAATCATGCTTTGGCTTAGAGCAACAGCTTATGGTGAAATGTATCCAGTAACTTTATTGGATGAAAAAGATGAAGCTTTTGAAACGGAAATAAATTTAAATGAACTTAAAACAATTGAATTAAACGTTGAACCAGATGAAGATGGTTTATTTAATTTTACAATGCCATTAAGCAAAGCAAATGTTAGGTTTAAATTATTAACATGTGGTGATATTGATAATATTGAAGAAATGTTAGAGAGAGATAGTGAAAACAATATTTTGGTTAACAACGCGAATACTTACAAATTAGAAAAAATGATTATTGAAGTTAATGGTGATACCAATAAAACTATGATTAGAGATTTTGTTAATTATATGAGAATACAAGATTCAAAAGAATTCAATAAATTTGTTGAATCTATTGAGACTGGTATTGATTTAGATATTGAGGTTGGGACTCCTGGAGGTGGGTCCATAAAAACCTTTCTTCCCCTTAACGTCAGATTTTTTTGGCCTGACTTCCGAGTATAAACCAATTGTTTTGGAAGAAACTTTTATCGTTATGCAACAATTAAAAACACCTTATATTGACGTAATGTCAATGCCAGTGTATGAAAGAAGGTTTTTTATTAATTTATTATTAAACCAACATGAAAAACAGCAACAATACATTGAAGATAATGCGGGTACAACAAATTCAAACGCTAAGGGTTCTAGAAAAACAAAAATATCTGGAGATGCTTTAAAATCAAAAATGAAATCTGGAGAAATTCCATTAAATTAATTAATCCCCATTTTTGGGGATTTTTAATTTATAAGATATTTATAAATAAAAACACATCATGAGTAAAAAAATAATAATTAAAGAATCACAATATAATAAAATATTGTTGTTATTATCTGAGAACATAACAAATAATTTAAACGTAGATGATATTATAACAATTATTGACGTTAATGATAATCAATATGAAATAAATATTGAATCAATTGTTGATGACTCAGTTTATGGTAAAGACCAAGATGGGTTTGATATAATTATTAAATCTATTGACAGTGTCAATAATGAAATAAAATTTATTAAAAATGAAAATAATAACCAAGTTGAAAAAATATTAAATTTTAAAAATATAAAAATTTCTAAACCTGAAAAAAACTCTGAAGATGTAGATTCAATTGGTGAAAAGAATAATGACGAATTATTTAAAAAATATTATCATGATATTATGAATGACCCTCGCCTAAAAAAAGCATTTTATACAGCACCTTCTTTATGGAATTATTTTACAGCAGCGTTAACAAATAAAAAAGCTAGAGGTACTGGTATATTACCAGCATATGATTTAATAAATAAACATTATAATAGTAGAATAGAACAAAAATTACCAGGTTTTACAGATAAAGAAAATAAAAGAGCAGCTTTTTATCTTTTAGATACAGTTATAATACGTTATAGAGAACTAAATGGTAGGGAAAATGAATTAACTATGGAACCTAAATATTATAAAGCAACAGTTAAACAATATGAAGCTGGTTTAGGTGATGTTAAAGTTTTGACATACAGAAGCTCTGGTGGTAATTTTGGTTTTAAATTAGCAGTAAAAAAACCTACTGGTGATAGACCAGACGAATATTATTGTGATATATATGTGAATAATAATAAAGTTGAAGAAAACAAATATGTTGCTAAAAATGTTAAAGTAAAATTTATAAATTCAGATGGTTATTCATCTTATGATAATTTAAAAAAATATAGATAAAAATGACACCAGAAGAGAAAGACAGATTAGACAGAGAAAAGGAGATACTTAAAATTTTAGGTAAACAAAGAAGTGAAATGGAGAGGTGGTATGAGCTCCAAAAAGACATAAATAGCGGTATAGATGGTTATATAGATGGTGTAAAAACTGTTGGTAAATTAACTGATGATTTAAAAACAGCTGAAAAACAAAGAAACAAATTATTAAAAGACGGTACTGAATTATCTAAAAAGAAAGCAGCTCAATTAGATTTAGAAATTGAGAAGATTAAAAGAATACGAGAAGAGTATAAAAGTGCGCTTAAAGATGCTAATAAATGGAGTATGGCGTCTGGAGCCGCAATGGGTGGTATTGTTAAAGGTGCTTCTAATCTTGATAAAATACCTAATTTTATTACAGGTAAATTAGGCCTTTTAAAAGGTCTTTTTGAAATGGACAAAGCCATTAGAGTAACCGTTAATCAAATGGGTACTCTTGGTAAACAAAGTGATATAGTAAGACAAAATATAAAATCAGCCGCTGTAAACACAGTATCTTTTGGTGTTGGGATTAAAGAGATTGCTGAAATTCAAGCACAATACGCAGAGTCTTTAGGTAGAAATGTATTAGTTTCTCAGAAGGGTCTTGAATCAATTGCTGAAATGGGTAAATCTAGTGGTCTAGGTATTGAAGGTGCAACAGAAATGGCTGCTCAGTTTGACAAAATGGGTGTGTCAGCAGATAGGACTGGAGAATTTATGGAAGAAACTTTAAATAATTCTAGCGCTATGGGGTTAAACACTACCAAAGTAATGAAGAATTTAAACCAAAACTTTAAAATGCTTAATAAGTATCGTTTTAAAGATGGTATTAAGGGTATCACTAAAATGGCTCAAATGGCGACTAAATTAGGTGTTGAAATGGATTTTGCTGCTGGTATGTCTGATAAGCTTTGGAACGTTGAAGGTGCTGTTGAGATGTCGGCACAATTAAATGTTATGGGTGGTGCATGGGCTCAAATGGCCGACCCTTTCAAATTAATGTATCAAGCGCGTAATGACATACAAGGTTTAACAGAAGATATTGCTAAGGCTGCATCTCAATCAATGACTTTTGCTAAAGATGGTAGTATTGAAACTAACGCCATGGAAATGCATAGGTTAAAAATAATTGCGGAGCAAACTGGTCTTGAATATGAAAAATTGGTTGAGTTAGGTAAAACCCAATTTAAAATGGGTAAAATTGAAATGCAATCTTCTGGGTTACCTGATGATGTAAAAGAGTTTGTTGCAAATACAGCTGAATTTAAAAACGGAAAGGCTTATATCCAAGTTGAAAGTGGTGATAAAAAATTATTAAGTCATTTAACAACAGCTGATAGAAACTATTTAAAACAACAAGTACAAGAAAAAGAAACCATGAAAAAAAGAGCTGAGGCAGCTCAGTCCTTTGATGAAAAAATAGAAAATCTTATTAACATGGTTAAAATAACTATGATGCCAATCGTTGAAGGTTTAACAGAAGCCCTAAAACCACTTGTTGAAGATTTAATGAATGGTAAATTTAAAGAAGATTTAGTTGAATTAGGTAAAAATATCGGTGATTTTGTTAAATGGGGTGCTGAAGGTGTTGGTAAGTTTGTTAAAACTATTGTAGATACTTTTGGTGTTAAGGGTATTTTCATAACTTATTTGGTTGGTAAAGCTGCTTTATGGATTGCTAATGGTTTAGCGTTAGCTTCTGGTTTTATGATGGGTACTAAAGGTATGGGTATGTTTGGTGGTAAAGGTATGGGTTCTACTATTGGTAAGAACTCTACATGGAGTCCAGGACAAACAGGTAAACCTAGTTTTGGTAAAAATTTTAAAACAAACTTACGTTCTGGTGGTAATATTGGAGGTGGTGTATTAGCTGGTGGTGTATCTGGTTATAATGAATACCAAGAACAAAAAGACAAAGGTAAAAGTGGTAAGGAAGCTTTTGGAAGAGCCGCATTAAAAGGAACTGGTGCTGGTTTAGGTGCATGGGGTGGTATGGCTGCTGGTGCGGCTATTGGGTCTGCATTTGGTGGTGTTGGTGCAATACCTGGTGCTTTAATAGGTTTGGCTTTAGGTAGTTTAGGTGCATATGCTGGTGGTGAAATAGCTGACCTAGATAACTATGGTGTTGAAGATGGTTTATTTGAAGGGTCTTCAAATAAAAATAGAAGAGCTATATTACAAAATGGTAAAATAACACCAATTGATAAAAAAGATGATTTATTAGCATTAAAAAAATATGGCGTTGCGGGTAATGCAATGAGAGAAGGGTCTAACTCTAATGTTAGTGCAACAAAAATTGAATTTGGTGATTTAAATATTACTGGAGAAATCAAGATTAATTTACCAGGTGGAACACAAATTGGTTCTGAATTGTTAAAAAGTTCTGAATTTAAATCATCAATTACTAGAGTTGTTCAATCTCAACTTGAAAAAAATATAAATGGTAAAAATTCAGATAGAAAATAATATTGATTATCAAGTAGTTATAAAATAATATAAAAAAATAGTTTAATATACTTGATTTTGTTAAAAAAAAACCGTATTTTTGTATATATAAAATTTAAAATAAATAATAATAAAATATATAATTATAATAATAAAATATATAATAATAACTTTTTAATAAAAATTGGCACATATTGTGCCTTTTTTTGTTTTAATATGTTTTAAACATTTATTTTTATAATTTTTTTGGTAGTTTAATATTTATATATAAAAGAAATATTATGCCATTATTTTATGACACGGCTTCGCCAACACCAACTTCTAGAAATACAATCAATAGTGTTTCAATTGATATTAGAGATTTTCTATTACAAAAAAATTTATTACCAACATATCCAACATTATCAACTAGTTTAAATGGTAGTCCACGTATTGGTGAACCAGTACTAGATACTGAAACTAATTTCCTTAATTTTTATCCTCAACAAAGACTTGAAGGTAATACATCAAGTTTAGACATACTAGGAAGCATTTTAAACGGTCAAGGTGTTGGTTTGGGTGCTGGAGGTTCAATCGAACCTAATTTTGACGTTAGAGGGTCTCTATTAGGTCGTGTGTTAGGTTCTACAGGTATTTTAAGTGATACTAAGATAGGTACTATTGGTGCAAAGCAATTAGCGTTAGCTTTAGCTAATAATGCAGCGTTCAATGTTCAACAAGAAATATTAGGTACATTAAATGTAAGAGAAAACATTTATTCACTTATCAAAGATGGAGATTTAGCTGGTTTCAGACCTAATTATAAAATCACGGTACCAAAATCTACAGGTGGTCAAATATTAAATGGTATCACAAGAGTATTAGGGTTTCAAATACCAAGAAGTTATTTAGATGAAAGTGGTTCTATATTCCAAACAGAAAATGGTGATGCGGCAAATATAGTAAGAGCTAATGCTATGATTGAAAACACTGGTAAGGGTCAAGTAGCTGCGTTAATTTCGTCTATGTTGAATAATTTAAGTGCTAATGAAGTTAATGGAAGTGTAGAAATAAATCCTTTTAGAAGTGGTTATTCACCAGCATTCAATGATAAAAAAGGAGAACCGATGAGTGACCCTAAAATTTATGCTTATTATCTAACCAATGGTCAAGGAACTGTTAATGGTGGTGTAAGTAAATTATTAGGTAATATAGGTGATTATATGCCTAGTCTTAGTTATCTTAGAGAACAAATGACTAGTGATTCTGGTTTTAAATCACCTGAAGAATTGTTTATTGGTACTGGTCAATTTTTTAATTCTGGATACGATAAAAGAACTATTAGTAGAATAGGATTTTCATGGGCTAGTGAACAACCAGATGCTGTTAACTCTTTAGCTGGTTTAGATAATACTTCAGATTTTGAATTTTTAACAGGTGTTGATACTAATAACATAAAAGGTGATAAAAAATCATTATTGGTTAAAACACAGAAATTATTCAATAGTAAAGGTATGAAAAACATTGTCACTGTTAAAGGTGATATGGAAAAAAATTCAACACAAATACAAACAGCTAATGGTAATGGTTTTTCTAAAGGTAGCGCTGTTTTAAAAGCAGAAATGTATGATTTAGAAAAAGGTATTTATATAGGTAAAGAAAATGCCACAGCTGATGAAACATATTGTAGAAGTTGGACAACGTTAGACAGATACGATAGTGTAAGAAAATTGATTAGAAAAAAAGCGTTATATACAGACCCAAATGTTGCGTATAGATTTCAAACACAAAACAGTGTGTTAGATGGTCCTTTTGTTAAAATAGCACCATACGCAAATGAAATTGAAGACCCTAAAAAATTCATGTTATCAATTGAAAATCTTGCTTGGAAAGATGAAGTTCAAAATTTACCAGAATGTGAACAAGGTCCAGGTGATTTAATATCAGGTGAAAGAGGTAGAATTATGTGGTTCCCACCATATGATATCCAATTTAGTGAAAATAACACAGTCAATTGGGAAGAAACTAATTTCATTGGTAGAGGTGAACCTATATATACATATAATAATACAAAAAGAAGTGGAAATTTATCTTTTAAAATAGTTGTTGACCACCCAAGTTATTATAATGCTTTTAATGCTAGAAAAAACCAAACAGGTTCACCTGATGATAATTATATAGCATCATTTTTTGCTGGTTGTGTTGATGTTGATAGAAGATGGGCAGATAAATTAATGTCAACACAAACCGTTAATGAAATAATATCTAATAAAATAGAAACCCCTCAAAAAAGAGAAAGCCCTAAAAATCCAGATGCTCCTAAACCATGTAATGTTTATTTTCTTAATGACGTTAGGAAATATAATTCAGATTATGAAGATGGTTATTTATCTGGAACTACAACACCTATTAATTATGTTACAAACCCACAAGGTGAAGGACAAGGTGTAGGTTATTATAAAGCTGATATTACACAAAAATTATATAATGGTATAACTAGGTCGTGGTTAGATAATAAAAACTTTGGGTTAAACGCTGGTAGAGACAGCGAATGTGAAACATCAGTTGTTAATGACTTTAAATACAATGGTTATAACGACCCTAATTGGCACACAGCTATGGTTGAGTTTTTAAAATCTTGTCCATGGGCTGTTGTTAATGTTACTGGATATGCTAGCCCACAAGGTTTTGAAGAATCTAATAAGAGATTAGCTGACCTTAGAGCGGATGGTATAATAGAAACGCTTAAAAGTACATGGGGTTCTCAATTAGGTCTTAACAGTACCCAAATAGAACAGAGATTTAAAAAAATAGGTGCAAAAATACTTAAAGAAAACTCTTTTGGTGATAAAAAATGTGTTGTCCAAACAAAATCAAACCCAAATCCACCAACAGATACTGAAGGATGTAAATTAGGTAGAAAAGTTGAAATTTCAATTGTTTTTGATGAGAATTTAAAAGCTGAAATTGAAAAATCGTTAGCGCCTTTACCACCTAAAATAACTTATAGTAACACTAGACTAACAGGTGAGTTAAAAAATAAATTTTACACTGAGTGTGATTATTTTGAACGTTTAACTGAAAACGACCCTTTTGTTTTTGATAGTATTAGAGAAAAAATTAGATACTTTCACCCAGCGTTCCATTCAACCACACCAGAAGGTCTTAATTCTAGACTTACATTTTTATTACAATGTACTAGACAAGGACCGACATTAGAAAAACAAGGTGCAAATAATTTAGCGTTTGGTAGACCACCAGTTTGTATTCTTAGAATTGGTGATTTTTATAACACAAAAATTGTTATTGATAATGTTAATATTAGTTATGAACCATTGGTATGGGACCTTAACCCAGAAGGTGTTGGTGTTCAACCTATGATTGCTAATGTTGATATAACGTTTAACTTTTTAGGAGGTTCAACTCTTATGGGTCCATTAAATAAATTACAAAATGCGTTATCGTTTAACTATTTTGCTAATACACATGTATATGACCCAAGAGCTGATTATATTTCTAGAGGTAAAGATGTATTTAAACAAGAATTTGTAGATGACGAAGAAGGTAACCCAGTTTTAGTTGCAAAAAAAATACCTTCATATAATATAATAGATGGTGTGTCATATAAAGAATATACTGATATAACTAATAAACTAACGGAAACTGATTTAGGAGTTACAGACCAACCATTAGACCAAATAAAAGATGAAGCTTTTGTTAATTCTGGTACAATAAATAATGAAACTGAAACACCTACAACTTCAAATGTTGATGATAATCAAATTGTGAATAGTATAAAACTTGTAAATTATTTAAAATATACTACAACAGACGATATTTTAACGTTATTGTTAACGTATAATAAAGAATTTGATATACCTTTTAACCTTAAAGATGAAAACCCTAAAACGTATAAAGGACAAGTTTATTTAATAAATGGTATGTCTAAAATTAATATTGGTTTTGTTTCAGTTGTTTCTAATGGTTTAAATAATGGTGTTTTAGTAAGTACTAATAGTGGTGCTGAAATATCAATATCACCAAATATAAAAAATGACCAAACGTTTAACGTTATTTTAGTTTTTGATGATGAAACAATTTCAAACAACGTAAAAGATTTGTTTACTAAATCTGGAATCATGTTAAAACTTGAATGGGAAACTGGTGGGTCATCACAATGTAACTTTAATAACAACAATGGAATATAAAAAATAAATTATGGCAGAATACTACGATAGATATAAATCATTTAGAAATAACTCTGGGGTTGAACCAATCCCAGGTATTACAATACCTTTTTCAAGTTCAGATAAATCGGTTGTTTATAAAAAAGGGGAAAGTAGACTTGACAAAATAAGTAATGTTTATTATAATAACCCGTACAGTGGTTGGTTAATAATGCAAGCTAACCCAGAATTTGGTGGTTTAGAATTTAACATACCAGATGGTGCTGTTATTAGAGTACCATTTCCTTTTAACGAAGCGATAAGTCGTTACTCAACCCAAGTTTTAAATTATAAACAATTATATGGATAATCAACCTAAAATAGGGTGCCGTTTTGGTACTGGCACTGGAGATAGAACAAAAATTATAGACCCTAACGCGTTTTATGGTGAAACAAACTCATCTAGAAACATACCAGTTAGGACTGAAGATTTAACAATTTCAGTTAAATTAACAACAACAAAAAAATCTAGAACAACTATTGCTACTAGTGAAGATGAAAACACCGTTGTTAAAGAACAAAAAGGTGCTACTATAAATTTTATTGAAGGTTCTGATATTAATGGTAAAAAAGTGTTAACAACAAAGTACACTCAATTAACAACAGTATTTGACAAAGATGAGTTTAACCCAGAAACATTTGGTATTACTAATATTGATATAGATTATAATACTTCATACACACCAGTAATTAAAATTGATTTTGTTGATGTTAAAGGGTCTTCTATTTTTCAAAACGAAGAATCGTTAACACAAGATAATTCACAAAATAAATATACAACATTTTTTGAATTTCCTTATCCAATGTTTGAGTTGGAAGTAAAAGGTTATTATGGTCAACCAGTAACGTATTGTTTACATATGACTAAGTTTAACTCTAAATTTAATTCACAAACTGGTAATTTTGAAATTAGTTGTGAGTTTATTGGGTATACATATGCCTTATTATCAGACATGCTTGTTGGTGTTTTAAAAGTTATTCATTTAACAAATATTGGTGAGACTATATTTAATAATTACAACACAGAAAGAACAGACAAAGGTAAACAACCTATTTTAAATTTAGTTGAATTAAGAAAAAAAATAGCTGATATAAGTGAGGAAATACAAAAAGCTGCTGCAACTTCATCTGAATCAAAAGATATAGTTTCGTTTCAAGAATCTAACAATTTATTATCTAGTTTAAATTTAAATTTAGCTAATTTAAACGACCAATTTTCTATAACAAAAAAAGATAATACAACAGAAACGACTGAATATAGTTTTGTTGTTATGGATAATACACCTTTTTCTAATGAAAAAAATGCAAATTATAATGCGATAAATGCCGAGATAAAAGAAACAATAAAAAAATATAACGATTTAAAAATTAATGGCTTATCAATAAATGAAAATGAATTTGCGTCACCAACAATTATAACTGAATTAACTTTAGATAAATTAGAACCAGACTATGATTTACAAATTGGTATTTATAAAGACGCCTCGGAAATAGAATCTTTTAAAAAGGATTTAAAAAATTATATAAAAAACAATTTTAATTTAGCATCAAACGTAACATTTAGAGCGTTTGATTTAAGGTCTAGATATAAAATACTTGAAATTCAAAAATCTTTATCTGAAACTAGTTTAAAAGACGCTAATAGAGCGTTAGCTATTCAGATAAAAGACAAGGTTGCTGTTACTTTAGGTTTTGAACCAACTGTTAGAAATATGGTTGAAATATTCACTAATTTAATTGAAGTTTTCATGGAAACTATATGGACAGTTTCAAATAAAGCTGAAAACAATGTCAAAAGAAAAGAATTATTACAAACAGCTTTTGGTCAAGATTTAAACAAAAGTGATTATACCGAAAAAATTAATTATTGGCCTTGGCCAGATTATAGAGAAAAAGATAGTAAAACAAACGCTTATGTTGATACGTATTTAGGTTCATGTCCTGAATTAAAAAATAATATATCAGACATAGACGAATTAGTTTTTATTGACGATTTATTAAAAGCGTTCCTAACAGCTAACAAACAACAAAAAGAATCAGATTTATTAAATGCTGGTGATGAAACATTATTTATACCAACAAATCCTTTAGATACTAAGGTTTTTGGTGTTAGCGGTAATCCTTATGCTAAAAAAGATATAATAAACACACAACAAGCTTTAAGAACTGTTTTGGTTAGAGCTATGACATTTTTAGGTTATTCCAATGACCAAGATTATTTAACTGCTGGTGAAGATGGTGAAATACAAACAATGGCTAAATTAGAAGCTAGAATGTTATATGATGCGTTATTAAATCCTACAGTAAAATCATTATTTAATAAAATAGAACAAGATAACATAAAAAAAACAATTGGTAAGATTTCTGGTAGTGATAGATATGTGATTGGTGAGACAACGCGAGGTGATTATTATTACAACTATGTCAACAAAGAAGATGGTGGTTTATTAAATGATTTTAAATTATTACCTATTGGTTTTGATATTGAAGGTGAAGATTTAGAAACTGCTTATCAAAGTGAACCATTTGCTAGGACTTATATTGAACAAGATAAATTAAGAGAATATGCTAGTTCTGGTAAAATATTTTTAACAAACTATGGTGGTGGTTTAAACGCTTTAGGTTCTGATTCTGTTGATAACGCTAAATCTAATGATGGTGGTATTTATATAGAAATAAAACAACCATCAGATATAATCCCAACTACAACTGAAAGCTTATATGATACAAATTTAAAAACAGAAATGGTTTTAGATTTAAAAGCTTTAAAAGAAGATTCAATTGCTAGTGCAGGTTTTAATGTTTTTGGAGGTAATTATGGAATTTCAGATTATAGTAATATTAATTTTGGTGAAGAGTTTAAAACGAGTCAACCAAAATCAATGTTTATTTTTTATGAACAAAATAGTATCCTAAATGGTTTAGGGTTATCTAGAAAAGCGTCTAAAAATTTAAAAAGTGATTATGATTTTAATAAAACGGGTAATATAAATTTATCTAATACATACGAAGAAAGAAATATAGATATACAAAGTATATTAGAAACAGGTAAATACAAAGGTAGCTACGCTAAACCTTTACATAAAGATTATGGTTCTAATTGGAGTTTATCTAGAAATATGGATAGTAGTGATGTAAGTTATCCTTTTATAAGTCAATATTTAGATATTAGCGATGGTAGAAGAAAAACAATTTCTCTTTTTGGTAGTAAATTTTATTATTTTCAGAAAAATAATGTTATTAATTTTTATGATAATAGACAATCATCGATTGCAGAAAAATATGTTAGAGGTTTATTGTTTTTAAACACATTACCGTTTAAAATATATGAAACTGGTAACGTTGTCAATAACCCAAGTGGTACAGTAAAAAATAATAAAAACAATCCTTTTCAAGTACCTGAAATACGACATTTATTTGACATAAACGCTGGTTTTATACATACACCTAAATTATGGGTAGCCTATGTTGGTGGTTTATTGTGGTGGTTATCTGAAGAAGACCCAAAAGTTTCTGGAACTAAAATAATTGGTGGTGGTAGAGGTAAGACGGACCCTATTATTTGGAGAAAAGATTGTGGAAATGATTCAGGTAATTGGGCGTGTAAACCTACTAAAAATCAATATTTACCTAAAATGTTAATGTTAGACCCTGAAGATATTGAAAGTGATAGTATACTACTTAATTTACCTAGACAAGTACAAGATAAATTTAAAGAAGTATTTTTTGAATTTATTAATGGTGAAGGTGAAACGTCATTTACTAACATAGCGTCTAAATTAGAAATTTACGATGGTACTGGGTTAGGATTTTGTAATTTAGTTAATAGATTTTCACAACCAGATTTACCAAATACTTTTATAAAAAAAACAAATGTTTCTAGTAATTACGTAAAAGGTAGTGACATAACAGATAATTTTAAAAATTATGATAATTATAATGTTATTTTACCTGTTTATAGTGATATAGGTGGTGCAGAGTATTTAAGTTCAATATATTTGGAATTAAAAGATGATTCAGATATTGTAGGTAAATTAAAAGACATTTTTAAAGAAGAATTAATAATTGTAAACACTGGTTATAAAATTTGGAATCCAAAAAAATATGCTCAATACAGACAAGGTGTTACAATAAAAAAAGATGTTTATGGTGAATATTTTAAAACGTTTACAGAAGAAATAAAAGCTTTAACTGAAGGTACGACAATACAAGGTGAGGAAGAAAAACAACTAAATGAAGTTTTCGGTATGAGTAATAAAAACGACATTAAATTAATGTTGTATAAACACTGTAAAAACATTTATGATAAATGGGTTGGTGGTGTTCAAGATATTAACAACGTTATTTTCCAATGTGGTGATAATTCTAGAACTGATAGTAATAGAAAACAAACAGACACGGCTTTATCTGATAAATATGGTTCAGGCAAACCTAGATTAATTGATAGTTTTAGATTTGTAACTAGGTCTTTTAGAGATATTGGTGACGAATTATTTATCGACCCTAGACCTGTTGAAGAGCAAATATCAGATTTTCCTAACACATCTAGTTATAGTGTAATTAGTGGTTTATTAAATGATAATAAATTTGAGTTTCACTCGTTACCAACTTTTATCAATTATAGAGATGATAAAATGTTAGAATCTGTTTTTACACCGCAAGAATATAATAATTCAATAACATCATGCGGTCCAACATTTGTTTGTGTTTATACAGGACAACATTCGAAAAGTTTAGATATTAAATCTGGAAGATACCCAAATGATGGTTTTGATATGCGCTGTAATTCAACAACAATTCCAGACGATTTTAAAAACGCCTTACAACCATATGAGGACCCAGTTGCTGTTTTTGAGGTTAATTATTCGCAGCAAAATCAAAATATATTTAAAGACATAACTTTGGACCAAAGCGAATTTTCTGAAACTGAAGAATCTTTAAAGATTGTACAAGATATATCTATGAACGGGTTTGAAAATAAACCAACATATGCTGGTCAAAACATGTATAATATATATGGTGTTAGAAGTTATAGTGCTGAAATAGAAATGTTAGGGAATCCAATGATTCAACCTATGATGTATTTTCAATTAAATAACATACCAATGTTCCATGGTGCTTATATGATTATAAGAACTAGACATAATATTAAACCTAATCACATGACAACATGGTTTACTGGTAGTAGGATTAGAGCTATTGAAACACCATTATTTGATGTTGCCGATGCGTATATGAGTTTAATCGAAACTTTAAACTTATCTGAAGTTAAGGGTGGTTCTACTACAGTTAGAGGAACTGGAGGTATGGTATTTGGTCAAAATTGTGGTGAGTTTAAATTAACTAAACCTATTGTAGATGGCGCTGAAGGTTTTTATAAAAGTAAACCAATTAGAGATTTAGTTGCAATTGTTGAAAGTAGAGGTGATTATAACGCTTATAATAATGGTATTGCTGGTTCTAAAGGTACAGGAAACTATATACCATCACAAATGACCGTTTCTCAAATAAAATCAGCACAAGCAAAAACAGGTAACGATAGAATATTTGCAGTTGGTAAATATCAATTAATACCTAAAACTTTTGACACCATGGTAAAAACTTTAGGGTTTTCTGATAGTACAGTTTTCAATGCTGAAAACCAAGAGAAAGCTGGTGAATGGTTAATATTAAAAGGAGCTGGTTATAGAAATGGTTTAATAAACTATTTCAAAACAGGTAGTTTGGGTAAAGAAAAAGATTTACAAAACGCCATAACTGATTTAGCGTTAGAATTTGCATCTTTTCCATCTTATTATGGTGTAACTACTTCACAAGCGGCCTCTAGAGTTAACCCAATTGGTTATAATTCAAAAACAGCTTTATACGGTGGTTCAGCTGGAAATGCGGCGTCTGCTGTTTTTTGTGCATACGATGTTGCTGAAGCTTTAATTGAAACTTGGAAAAATTATAATCCTAATAAAACACCAGAATTTACTTTAGAAAAATTAAAAAATACGTCAACAATACAAACAGATAACGATAATTCTATAAAATTAACAGCGAATGATAAATCAACAGCTATTATTATGGGTGATTCAACTGTGGGTGTGATTAATTCTGTACCTAATGGTTTACAAAAAAATAAAATAGACATTTCTTTTAATAAAGTTGGTGAAACTGTTAATTGGTTAATCAGTAAATTGAAAGAATTTGGTAAAGATGGTAAAAAATATGGTAATACTAAATACGTTTTTGTGTCAATAGGTACAAATGATGGTTATGTTGTAAGTGATAGTAGTAAAAAGAAAATTAGTGAATTAAATGAATTGATAAAAAAAATATACCCAAATGCTAAAAGAGTTGTAATACCAGGTACTTACGGTTGGGGTAATGTAAATGATAAAACCAAACAGAATCAAGATAATTATTATAAAATATTTACTGATTTAGGGTTTACTTATCAATATCCAAACGCTAGTGCTTTGGCGTCTACGGATGCTAAAGCTCATGATTCAAAATCTGATTGGTTTGTTAAATCAACTAAAAAAATTGTTGATATAAAAAATGCGTAAATTAAAAATATTTTTAGTATATTTGCAATATGAAAATTGCCAATATAGTTTCTACAACACAAATTAATCTTTCAGAAGATTTTAATGTGGTACAATCCATGGATGAAATAATCCATGGATTACCTACATTGATAATTGGTTTTGACGTTACAGACAAATTGTATCCAAACTATGATGTTGGTGAAATAAAGGTTGAAGATAATGTTTATTGGACAACAAAACGAACAGAAAATAGAGATAAACACAATATTGAATTAGAATGGTTTAAATATTTTGTTTATAATGAATTAATAAAAGATATAAATTACATATTTGTTGACCCAATACAATACAAGAGAAAATCTTTTTTAAAAATCCTTAAAAAAATATATTTAACTTCAAATAAAATTACCTATCAACATAAAGACATGTTGTATATTTATGGTGATAATTTTATATTTGGGGTTGATTTAAAATTATTAAAATACATCGGGTTAGATATCAACAAAATAAAAGACAAAATATTTAAGCTAAGCTCAGTGTTTTTGGGTGAAACCGACATATTTATAGAATATAAAAATATAATCGAAGATTTAGATAATCAAGTTCGATTTTTACCGTTTTTATATTCTATTAGAAATGAATAAAGAAATATTATTAGCCTCGTTTATTTTCCCAGAAAGAGTTGATTGGTTTTTAGAATACCTAAAAACCAGTTTTGATATTGATAAAGTATTTTGCTACAAAAACCTAGATGATGAATCTAAGGTTATTATGACTTTTAGAATAACTGTAAACACAGAAAAACCACTTAAATTTAAAGATTTATTTCCAAATGCCGTTATCATACATAAAAAAGGTGATGCGCTATACACTATAAATGCTATAAATAAATTAATAGAAGAAAAATATCCAGAGTCTATAGGTAATATAGATAACAAAAACGTAAAAATAGATTGGTCAGAATATCAAAATAAGTTTATATTGATTAATAATGAAAAACTTTGTATTTTTAATATAAAAAGAGTTTTTTAATTAGTTTATGATATTTATAAGTAAACATAAGAGATTATAAACTATTTTTATTATGGAAAACAATAAAAACGAAAAGAAAACAGCTGAAGATTTAAACAAAACTTTAGATGGATATTTAAACACTCAAAACCAAGACATGGATTGTAGTTCAGGTGTTTGTGTAATTAAAGGTGATAAAAGCCTTATTGAAAGAATAAACAAAAAAATCATAACAGAAGACGGTAGACAATTATTATTCTAATGAAAAAGAAAGTTACGTTTAACCCAGAATTAATAAAAGAGGAAGCTAAACGCTTTAAACTTTTAACCGAATATTCTTTTTATCACGAAGAAAATGTTATGTCACCATCAGCCACACCAGAAAAACCTGTTATCTTAGGTGGTGAGTTAGAAGAGGCTGAAGAAGAACCACAAGCAGGTGAAGAACAAGAAGAATTAGGTTTTGACCAAGCGGCAGGTATGGAAGACCAAACTCCAGCTGAAACTGGTGGTGAAGAAATGCCAGCTCCAGAAGAAGATACAGATATGGATTTCGGCGCACCAGCTCCAGAAGGTGGTGAAGAAATGCCAGCACCAGAAGAAGAAATGCCATTTGAAGAACCAGCGCCAGAAGAAGACGATATAGAAATTGACGTTACTTCTTTGGTTGACGGAACTGAAGATG